GCCGGTGCCGACGGACATCGCCATGGTGAAGAGCTCGGCGAATGTGTCGTTGTTCGCGATCCAGATCCCCCGGGAGAGCGAGCTCGGGAGCATCCTCGCGTACATCTTGACGATGTTCTCCCACACGATCGTCGTGGCTGCCTGGCCGGTTTCCTTGGTGACGGTCACGCGAGACGGCGCGTTCAGAATTCCGAGGGGCTTGCCGACACCGTCCCCCGTCAAGAATGCCGAGTCCTCCATGTGGGCGAGAGCCCGCGGGTAGGCCGTCTCCAGGAACGCCTGGAAAGCCGGCAGGGAATCGCTGAACATCTCGTTCGGGATCGATGCGAATCCGGCGAGTTTGTTCGCCTCCAGCCGGATCCTGCCGAACTTTGCGTTCGAGGCGGTGAGGGTCTCGCCCTCACGCGCCCACTGCATCGCGATCCCACCGTAGACCGTCCCGTCGGCGTGCGTGCTGTCGTCGACGGCCGGAAAGCTCAAGACCTGCGTGGTCATCGGCACGACCATCGCCAGCGGCCGCATGATGGACGTCTCCAGGGACGTCATGAGCAGCTGCGCAGCGAGGGTCTCCGGAACCAAGAACCCTCCCTCGGACGGCACGCTCGTGGAGTAGGCGTTCCGGTACCGGTTCCGCAGCTCGACGACATCCGGATCGACGTGCCCGTGGTACGACATCTTCCCAAAATCTGCGAGAGACATCTTGAACCTGTCCAATGGCGCTCCCGGGTTGTACTTCGACCGGGCCGCGGCGCGCTGCGCGGACGACATGGACATGGACGGGTTCAGGCCGTCCCACTGGTAGATGTCATCTCCGGTGCCCAGGTCGAGCCGCGGCACGCCGCCGGTCTGCGCGGCGTTCTTGACGAAGTCGACCGTCCCGGCCTCGACGGCCTCCTTGACCTGAGCCCTGAGCTCGTCGGTCATCGCCTTGGAAGAGTAGGACTGGATGAATTCCTTCAACTTCTGCGGATCGTTGAAGACGTCCTGCATTCTCTTGGTGTCGGAGAGCATCTCCTCCAGCTCACCGGAGTCCTGAGGGATAGTCTGCTTTACCATCTTGTCCTCCCTTATGCCCCTCGTCGGGACGTCATCGTGGTGAGCACGTCTCGCAGGATCCCGACAGCGTCCGCGGTGGGCAACTGCTGCTCCGCCGACTGCCGCTGCTGTGCTCGTGCAGTACGGACCGAGCCGCGCTCACGAGCGCTGACGAGGTTCCGCAGGATCCATGCCGGTGGAGGGGCGTCATCTCGGCCGGCCCAGGACCAGCTGGATCTGACCAGCGCGTCCATCTCAGCGTCGATGTTTTTGTGTTCTCCGCCTCCGACCTGGTCATCCTCGTCCTGTGGCTCGTTCGGGGGCGAGCACTTGGCCTCGACGCGGGTCGCCAGCCCAGCAGACACTGTCTCCTCGGCGGTAAACCAAGTCTCCGCCAGCATGGCCTTCCGCCATGCTGCCGGATCTCCTCCGGAGCGTGCTGCGTAGATCGACGCGATGTTGTCCGACAGGACGTCGAGCCTCGTTGCTTCGGCTCGATGGTCGGCGGCGGTACTGCCTCCGCTCATCAACAGGGAGGATGCGTCGTGAATCATGACGGTGGATCCGGTTCCCATGACGATGTCGTCGCCGGCCATCATGATGATGGATGCTGCGGACGCTGCTACGCCGTCGACGTCGACGACGACCCGGGCGGGATGCCTGATGAGCGCGTTGTACAGGGCGATGCCGTCAAAGGCATCTCCACCCGGAGAGTTGATCATGAGGTGCAGGGTCCGGACGTCCTGGGCCTGGGTGATCTCGTCGACAAGGCCCGGCACCCACACGTCCCACCCGATGACCCCGTAGATCAGGATCTCCATCGTGTCCTCGGACATGGCCGTCCGGGAGATACTCTGCGGCCGATAACGCTCGGTGATCAGGTTCATACGTCGTCTCATATGGGCTCCTTCTCCGTCCACCGCTCAGTGTCCGGTCCTGGCCTCCAGACCACGACCACGGTCCCCCGACACCTCGGCCCGCCGAGGCAGTTGACGTATCCTCCGGCCGGATAGAGCCGGCGTACGATGGCGAGATCGTTCCCGAGCCACTTCCGATCGATGTCCCGACACTCCGGACACGTATTGCTGTCGAGGACCTCGGAGGCGTAGTAGGCCGGGATCGGGCCGTCCGGGTCACTCGCTGCCGCAGCGAAAGTCTTCAGCCGACTCTCGTTCTGCGCAGCGGTGAGAGCAGCACCAATCGCGAGCCGCGGCTGCGCGTCGGTCAGGGAGTCCAGGTGCTCCCGGACCGCTGTCGCGACCTCGTCCCCGGACATCCCGGCCTGAGAGAGCTGGAGCGCGACACGAGCCGCGGACGCTGCGAGCGCAGCTCCCATGACGGCGGTGACGACAGTTGCATGGTCGGTGATCCACGTCTCGTCCGCCGGCACCGGGTCGGCGTCGACGTCCTGGTCCTCAGTCTCCTCGGCGGCCTGGTCGGCTGCCGTCTCGGACATGTCCTGCATGGCGTCCGACAGGACGACGAGCGCACGGCCCGTGGGACACGACAGGTTCGTCAGAGAGGTGATGTCCCCGGAGTCGATGGCAGCACGGACCTGGTCCGTGAGCTCGGAGTACTGCCCGTCGAGGACGTCGTCCCACGCCGAGAGCGTCTTCTTGACCCGTTTCAGCCAGGCTGCCTGGACGGCGTCCAGGTCAGGGTCGGCGTCGAGTTCGTCGGGGGTCCCCGGTGGAGGGTCGGGGATCTCCGGGAGGTCTACCGCGACATATCGACATGTGGGAGAGTGCTCGTGCGGCTCTCCTGTCCTTCCGGGCACTCTCCTGAGGGTGCCCGGCTCCATTGCGACGATCTTGCTGTCGCCGGTTATCTTCACGGCAGGAGAGCCGCCTTGTCCTCTCCAGGTGATCGCCGGCATGCCGACAGCGGCGAGCGACTCGTCCGGGTCCCAGCCGGCACCGGCGAGTGCGACGGCTGCTTTGACGCTGGAGTCGAGTCGCCTGATCGCGAGTTCCTCGTCCTCCTGCACCGGGGACTCGAAGTCGAACTCCAGCCTTCCAGTGCCGGTGGTGTACTGGGTGGTGAACACGGTGTTCATGATCTGCCGGATCTGCTCCAGCAGGGGGAGTGTGATCTCCTCGGCGCGGATCCCTCGGGCTGCTTGCGCGGTGGCCCGGTTGACGTCCGTGGTCGTACCCAGCAGGGGAACCGGGTACCGGAATGCTTCCCGAATGGCTTCGGAGGACAGCTGGCGTAGTCCGGTGAAATCCATATCCCGCATGGACTGCGAGGTGCCGACCCATTTTCCGCCGCCCTCGATGATCGACACCTTGTGGGCGTTCCGCGTGCCCTTGTGGCTCGACCTCCACCGCTTCATGAGCCGCTCGAACTGGCTGTCATTCAATGTTCCGGGAATCTCGATGACACCACCGGGAGATGCCGAGTTCAGGAAAAAATTCCTGTTCCATTCGGCCGAGTACTGGGCTGCGTCGAGCTCTACGAGGACGGACTGCACCGGCCCGATCCCGTGATATGGGTCGTAGCCGTTCGGGCGGCGCATCCACAGGATGTCATCGACAGGCAGCTCGGTGATGGTCCCGGACGGATTCCGGTAGTTCCACAGCTCGATGAATTCGGTCTTGTGCGGTTTCGGGTCCATCCGGTCGGGGCGGATGGGCCAGATCTCCACGGGGATTCTGCCGATCCGGGACAGGACGGCGTACGCCTCACCGACCAGCTCGTAATGCAGGATCATGATGGAGACGAGGTCCGACCAGGACATGAATCTGTTCGGGCGCTGCATGACGGAGAGCGCCGGATGCGAGGTGATCTCGATGCGCTCGCCGGACGAGGTCGTGCGGTAGAGGTGCCAGCGGACGGAGCTGACGGATCCGATGATCCCGTCGAGGACGGCGAACAGGGTCCCGGACTGTGTCTGGGACCTCCGGAGGATCTGCTCCCGGTCGTCGACCGAGCCGATGCCGGCCAGAGGACCGATCTGGAATCCGACGTCGGGGACGTACTGGATGGGAGCCTCGGCGCGTGGTCGCCACAGACGGCTGATCGTCCGGGCGAGTTTGCTCACGCCATGATCGTACGGTGTCCCATGATCTGAGTGTTACCACAGGTCGCGAATCCGCAGCTCACACGTGGATGTCCCATGCATGATCGCGTATCGGAGCGCGTCGCATCCGTCGTCGAGGATCTTCACGGGCTGCTCGCGGTCCTTGTCCCACACGTAGCCGACGATCTCCTGCGCTGTCGACCACGGATGCCCAGCCTCCACGAGCTCTTCGTCCCGGGTCTTGACGGCATCCCGGTGGATCAGGACCATCGGGCGGGACCTCGGGTCCGGGCGCCGGAGAGCCTGCTTGACGACCTGAATTCCCTCTTTGACCCGCTTGTCGGCAGGGACGGTCATCTGGCCGAGGAGCTGTTCCAGGCGGGCGCGGGACTCGGCGTCGTGATCGCAGACGATCGCGGACGGCCGGGGCTCGATCCATTCCCCGGTCTCGGGGTCAGTGACCTCGGCGAGGATCTGGTCTGCGTGTTGGTCGATGGTCCACCGTGATTTGTAGTGCTCGGCGTACAAGATCATCCTTCCGTCGGGGTCCTTGGCCCACCGCTGGAGCACGAACGGATGGATAAATCCGAAATCAACAGCCCAGATCCGCTCCCAGTCGTCGGGGATCGGCTGCGGGTCGACGAGGTGGACGTCCGGGTCCCACTCCTCGAAGATGAGTCCCTCGGCGGCGACCCATAGGCCGTCACGAAGCCGGAGCAGGCGGACTCCAGTGAGCCGATCGAGCTTACCGAGATAGTCCTTTCCAGCTGGTGTCAGCTCCCCGGTTTTCTGATCGACAAGCTTCGGGTTGTCCGAATGCTTGCAGTTGATCAGAGTCGTCCGGCCAGTATCGCATTGTTTCTTGAGCCAGTGCGAGGGACGGTCCGGATTCGTGTCCCCGATGATCTGCTGGTACGAGAGCCGTCCATTCCGGAGCCGGCTCGTGAGGTGATCCCAATCTGTCTGTGTGAGCTCGATAGCTTCCTGCGCGAAAATCAGGTCGTATTCCGAGCTCATGATCTTCGTGGGCTTGTCCATCCCACCGAACAGCAACCGGGACCCGTTCTCCAGGATATACGCGGGGGGTTCCACGGTCGACCC